GTTAATTAAGCAGCAACGACCTGGAGGACTCTTAAGCCGATGACAGCTAGCTGGGACTCATCTGTAAATTTGCAACCGTCTTACGGCACGACAAAGGCCAGCCAGCCGATTGTCCGTCAAGCACAGTTTGGCAGCGGTTATCAACAGGTCGGCAGTCTTGGCATCAACCAAAACCCAAAAGCTTTTACGTTGTCTTACAACCTGTCAGAGGCAGAGTCAGACACAGTGGAAACGTTTCTAGATGCGCGTGGTGGCATTGAGAAATTTATTTTTACGCCGCCAGGTGAAAGCAGCAGCATCAAAGTGCGTTGCACTAGCTGGAACAAAACAATGACAACCAAGGGCCGCGTTCAATTGACCACAACTTTTATTCAGGTGTTTGAAGCATGAGCACGCCGCAGTCAATTCAAGAGCAGCTTCAGTCTTTGGAGCCGTCAGCAATTATTGAGTTGTTTCAGCTTGAACTGACGGAAGCCGTCAACGGTGTTGACCAGACGTATTACTACCACGCAGGCACAAATGAGCTGACGGCTGATGTTGTGTTCAATAGCTTGACGTATGCAGCCACGGCGATCGAAATAGAAGGCTTTCAAGCATCGACTAAAGGCGTCTTGCCTCGTCCAACTATGCGGATCAATAACACTAATAATGCTATTTCAGCCCTGCTGTTGCTCTATAACCCACTGCAAGCGAAAGTTACACGGATTCAGACGTGCAAAAAGTTCCTAGACACTGTGAACTTCACAGGTGGCACAAACGCAACCGCTGATCCGACCGCAAAGTTTGAGGACCAAATTTATTACATCGATCGAGTGGCAAGCGAAAACCCTACGATGGTTGAGTTTGAGTTAGCCAGCAAGCTCGATTTAATCAACGTGGCGCTGCCACGCCGTCAAATTCTTGAGCATTGCCCATGGGTTTACCGCGAAGACAGCACCTGCGGCTACAAAGGCAAAAAGTTTTTTGACATCAACAACAATCCGACAACAGAAGCAAATGATGTATGCGGCAAGCGTTACACCAGTTGCACCTTGCGTTTCCCTGAAGGCGATCTTCCGTTCGGAGGTTTTCCAGGTGCAAGACTTCAGATGTGATGCCGAAGCTCATGCAGCCAGGTCTTACCCGAATGAGTGCTGCGGCCTTGTTGTCAATGGTGAGTATTGGCCTTGCCGCAACACAGCAGAACTGCCGACCAGCACGTTTGTGCTTGAGCCGCGTGATTATGCCGTCGCTGCAATCATGGGCAAGGTTGAAGCTGTTGTTCATTCGCACCCAGAAGGTGGGCCAGCAAGTGAATCAGATCAAGCTGTGTGCAGCCAAGGTTCCGTGCCTTGGCATATTTGGCGTATGCCTCAACGCGAATGGTTAACTATCAATCCTTGATCGGCCGCGAGTGGGAGTACGGCAAAGCTGACTGCTTCACACTGGTGCGCGATTGGTTCAAGCTGCAAGGTGTTGAGCTGCCGGACTACGAGCGGCCAGAAAGCACGCAAAGCTGTGAAAGCATCTTTCTTGAAGAGGCAGAACGCATTGGATTTAAGCCGGTGACTTTGCAGACGCGTCAACCTGGCGACGTGCTGATCATGCGGATGGGTACACGAACACCAATGCACGCAGCGGTGCTGTTGCCAGATGAAAGGATCTTGCATCAACAACGTGATTCGCTAAGTGCGGTCATTCCCCTTAGCAGATATTATTTGACAAGGGTTGCGGCGGTTTTTCGATATGCAGCAAGTCGTTCGACTGCTGGGTGATTTAGGCGAGCGGTATGGCGCTGAGCACGCTTTTTATAACCTTCGCACGCCTGCTGATGCGATCAAACTGCTTTGCATAAACTATCCGGCTTTTCAGTCTGAGCTGATTACGGCTCACGAAAAAAGGCTTGGCTACCGCGTGCTTCAAGCTGTGGTTGATCTTGACTTAGATGAGCTACTGCTGCCAATCGGCCAGAACGATTTAATCGTCACGCCTGTTCTTGTCGGCGAAGACGGTGCAGGAAAGATCCTTGCGGGTGTTGGCTTAATTGCTGCTGCGATTGTTTTTGCTCCTGCAGGTGCTGGTTTTTTAGGATTAGGTTTAGGAGTTGGTGGGGGAGTTTCAGCTACTTACGCAGGCGGATTTCTTGTCGGCTTACAAGCGACCGGAGTATTGTCAGCAACTCTTGCCACTTCTATTGGCGTACTTGGTGCCAGCATGGTGCTTGGCGGCGTGACACAGATGCTGTCGCCACAGCCAGACCTAGGAGGCTTTGGAGGTGTCAGCACAAGAGACGATTTACGAGCAACGCGACCAGAGTCAGTCAATCGCGGCTTTGATGGGCAGAAGTCTTACGCCTATCTCGGAGCGCAGAATACGGTTGGCGTTGGCGCAACGATTCCGGTGGCGTATGGCAAGGTGCTGATCGGCTCGCATGTCATCTCGGCAGACGTTGATGTTGCTGATGAGTCTGACCCGCTCAAAACAACAACAAGAACACCAGGGGCAGATACAGTCACAGTTCAAGGCAATAAGCTCGAGTTCGGCACACGCAGAGACAACATGGCGCGTTGGAATAGCGTGCATTTCTTGAATAATCGATCAAACACTGCTGCAGATAGATTTATTAACCCAGATAAAGGCGAGGCACTAACTGCTGCCAACAATTTTCGCCTTGAGTTTGGGGATGGCCCAGCATTTGATCCTCAACAGTATTTTATTTTTCTTGAAGTAAACAAGTTGTTTGACCTTGTAGGCGACACGAAAACTGATGGATTTATTAGCTACCAGATTGAGGCAAGACAACAATTTGGCAAACTTAGCGACATACACGCCAGGACAGGTGGAACAATACAAGGTCTAACAACAGAGCCCTATCGTTGGTATCACAAGTTTGACCCAAACAAAGCACCTCACATTGATTTCTATCTTCTTGATATAAAAATCCAGGACGCATCAGTTGATTCGTCTGTTGTGTTCACTATTCGGCACGGTTTTGCCCCTAGCATTTCTTAGTCATGGCACTTAATTCAACCTCTAGCGTCCGACTAATTGACTTGTTATGCGAAGGCCCGATTGAGGGCTTTGATGATATTAACCAACAGATATTTTTAGACGAAACGCCCTTATTTACTGGCAATGATGCTAACTTTCCAGTAGAGGATGTTGATGTTGACTTTCGCCTTGGTGGCCGCAGACAGACGCGATTGCTCCAAGCTGGCAACGCAACAACTACGATCACAGGTGTTGCTGTTGAAGTTGGACAAAATTATTCAGAAACAGTTAACGCTAGCGATGAAGTAACTGCTAGGGACTACGGATCTGGAACTGCTATTCGACAAATTAGTGATTCAGAAGTTGAATCAGTACAGCTATTATTTACAATCCCGCGTTTGTTCTCTTCTGCTGTTGAAGGTCTAGCAAAAGGGCAACCTTTTAATGGCAACCTTCAAATTCGTGTTTTTGACCAAGCGCAGGGTTCCGCCTACCAACTAAAATTTGACAAAACAATAACTGGAGTTGCTTTAACTGATTATCAGATCAAAACGCCTATTATCGAGTTGCCGCGTGACGCCAAAGGTGAAGGCTATCCCTGGAACATTAAAGTTGAAAAGTAAATCTTGGAGAAGACCATTTTGAAGTTAAGTTTGCTGACTTTGAAGAAGTTCCGAAAAACAAAGCGCTTGCAAATGGCCGAGGTAACCAGTTAATCTGGACGTCAATTATTGAGCGTCAAGAAATACGCAGCGCCTACCCATACACTGCTTGCGTCGGTCTTAATCTGAATACCCGGCAGTTTAGTAACCTGCCCAATCGCGCTTACTTAGTAAAAGGACGATTAGTACAAATTCCGCACAATGCTGCGGTTCGCGATGACGGCAGCCTTGACTTGACTCAACAGGTTGCGTTTAATGGCAGCACTCGTTTGTCTTGGACAACCTGCCCGGTTTGCATATTTGCGGACATGGTGCTGAATGATCGCTACGGCTGTGGTGATTTTGTTGACACGTCAAATATCAGCTACACCGATCTTTATCCGTTAATTCAGTACGCTAACCAGTTGGTCACGAACCAAGACGGTTCATCAGAAGCGCGTTTTGCTTGCAACATTCTTATTGGTGATCGCGCAGCGGCTTACAAAGTGCTGCAGGATCTGGCCTCAGTTTTCAGAGGGATGTCCTTCTGGAGCAGCAACACTGTCCAGCTATCCGCTGACCACGGCAACCTTGACGGTTCTGTTGTTGACCCAGTTCATCTTTATACGAACAGCAATGTAATCGGTGGCGCTTTTAATTACACCGGTTCATCGCTTAAAACCCGCAGCACCAGCATCAGGGTCAGGTATAACGACACCGACAACTTTTATAAGCCGAACTTTATTGTTGTTGAAGACGCGGCGCTAATTACTAAATACGGCTATCAAACCCGCGAGGTTGTCGCCTTTGGTTGCACATCACGCAATCAGGCGTACCGCCTTGGTCGCTGGATGATGGCATCGGAAGAACTAGACGGCGAGACCGTCACGTTCTCAACTGGTTTGCAAGGTGCAATCGTTTTCCCTGGTCAGGTTTTTGCTGTTGCTGATGAGATGCGGCAAGGCGCACGCATCGCTGGTCGTTGCAGTGCAGCCACAACAACAACGGTGACGGCTGATATCACCGTGACGTTGCCCGGTGGTGCAAGTCACACGCTGACGGCAACGATGCCTGACGGCACGATTGAAACCAAAACGATCAGCAGCGTTGCAGGTGCTGTTATTACGGTTTCGTCTGCATTTAGTGCAGCACCACTGGCGCAGTCAGTGTGGTCAATTCAGTCTTCAACAGTTGTTCATCAAAAGTTCCGCTGCATCTCAGTGGCAGATGCTGGTGATGGCACATTTGCGATTGTTGGTGTTCAGCATAACGACAGCATTTACAACACGGCTGATAACGCTGATGCACTGGAGTATCAATCGGTCACAACGTTCGACAAAATTCCGACAGCTCCAAGTGGCCTTACGTTTGAGACAAAAGAAGTTCGCCGCAACAACAACGTCGTCAACGACGTATTTCTTGGATTTACCCGTGAAAATGACGGGAACATAAGCGGTTACGAAATCCGCTACAAGGTCGGCAATGGTAATTACGAAACAGTCCGGCAAACTACAAATGAACTGAAAGTTGAAGGCGTTAAGCCTGGATCAACTGTCACGTTTCAGATTCGTTCGCTTGGCCGCGACGGAACGTTTAAGAACTCGGCATGGGTGTCGGGTTCATTTGTTGTACCGAACCAAGACATCACAACCAAAACGGCTGCGGGGCTTGTTGAGCTGCCGCCTGATCCGCAGAACGTACAGATTGAAACACATCGCTCAAATCAAGTGATGGTTACTTGGTCTGTACCCAGAGAAGGGCTTGGTGCAACCAGCGACAGGCTGAACGCTGAAATTCGCCATAGCTCAAAAACTGATGGCTCTGGCACCTGGCCGAACAGCTCGTTGTTGACTGTCGTTAAGGCAAATACTTTTTACGCAATTTTGCCGGAGCTGTCGGGTGAATACCTTGTCCGGTTTATTGACGATCAAAACAAGAAAAGCTCTGCGGTTCGATCGGTCGTTCATACGCTGACGGATGCACAACCGCGCCTGCTGATTCTTGAGGATCGTGAAGACAGCGACTCCCCAGAGTTCCAGGGGCAGAAAAACAACACGTTCTATTCAGAGGAATACGACGCACTGGTTATTGATGGTGACCAGACCATCGACGACATTCTTGACATCGATGCCCTGAACAGTTTCGACTTTCTCGGCACCCGGAAAAGCGAAGGCGAGTATTTCTTCGCGAATACGTTGGACCTAGGTGCTCAGTTTGACATTGAGTTCAGCCGTCATCTTGTTATGCGCGGCACGTATCCGGCCGATGACATCGATGAGCGCACAGTCAACATCGACACCTGGAGCGACTTCGATGGCTTAGAGGCTGACGACGTAAACGCTGAGTTGTACCTGCGAGCTTCTACTACTGGCATTGCAGCAGAAGACGAGCTATTAGAAAACGGCGACAAACTGCTTCTGGAAGACGCCGCCAATCAAGAGCTTGAAAGCAACTTGGTATTTGGTGATTGGATACCGCTTAGGAATGGGCACTTCCAAGGTCGATTGTTTCAGTTCAAGTGCGAGCTAAGCAGCGACCACGTGGACCAAACGCCGTTGTTAGATGAGCTTGGCTTCACGGCCAAGATGCCGTTGAGAACAGAAACGAGTGGCGTCGTTGCATCTGGCACAGCATCTGGCGGCAAGGCTGTGACGTTTACCAATTCGTTTTTCCAGGATGGAGTTTTTTACAATACGCCGCCAAGCATTGGCATAACGGCTTTCAATCTTGCGTCAGGCGATTACTATGAAGTCACTTCGATCTCTCGGACTGGATTTACAGTGAAGTTCAAGAACAGCAGCAACGCTGTAATTGATCGCAACTTTCAGTTCCAAGCGGTCGGTTACGGCTCTGAGCGTTCTTAATCATGCCCCCAGTTCATGACTATGTGATCTCGAACGCCAGCGGAAGCGCGGTGAGAGCAGATCTTAATAATGCACTTGCTGCGATCGTCAGCAATAACAGCAACGCAAGCAGCCCATCAACAACTTATGCGTACCAATGGTGGGCCGATACAACGACCGGTCAGTTAAAGCTGAGAAACTCAGCGAACAACGCTTGGATCACAATTTTCGAGCTTGACGGCACGATGCTGATGGAGGACGGTTCAGCCGCATCTCCTGGACTTGCTTTTGCGTCTGATCTGAATACCGGCATTTTTAGGCCAGGTGCAGACCAGTTAAATATTTCGACTAATGGTGCCGAGCGTCTGTCAATAGGCAATAGTGAATTTGTAGTTAATGACGCAAGTAATGATGTTGACTTCCGCGTGGAGTCAAACGGCAACACTCACATGCTGTTTGTCGATGGTGAAAATGATAGGGTCACGATTGGAACATCAACTGCTGCTACAAATGCCGACATAACTATTGGAGCTACAGCGCCTCAATTATCTTTATTTGCAACACCTGGCAACATATCAAGAGTCACTTTAGGCGACACTGATGACTGGAATATTGGGCAGTTGGGTTATGACAATAGTGATAACTCCATGTTCTTTACTACCAATAACGCTGAGGCGCTGAGAATCGACAACTCGGGCAGGCTGTTGGTGGGACATTCAGCTGATATTGGGAATCAGTCATTGCAAGTTGTCACTTCTAATGGTGCAACTGCTGGCCTTTTCAAGTATGGTAATAACGATGATGGCTCTGAACTAACATTTTTTACAAGCCGCAACGCTTCGAAAGGCTCACACACGGTTGTACAAAATGGTGACTATTTAGGGCGCATATTTTTTCGTGGCAGTGACGGAAGTGGCTTTGAGCGTGGTGCTGAAATAGCTGTACGAGTTGACGGCACTCCTGGCACTAATGATATGCCGGGTCGTATTGAGTTTTATACAACTCCAGATGGTAGTACAACGCCATCTGAGCGACTCAAAATTGACAGCTCGGGAAATCTTGGAATTGGAGGGAACGGCACAGGCAATGGTCTTGGTGTCTTTTTGCGTAGAAGTTCTCCTACTACTTCAAACTTTTACGAAGCATCTGACGGCACAAAAACAATGATCACTGGCGTTGATTCGTCAAATGATTATGTAAAAATAGGTTCTTTATCAAATCATCCCGTCGGGTTTGTTACCAACAACTCCGAGCGCCTACGAATCGACAGCTCGGGAAAAGTGGCAATCGGAAGCACTAGCCCAGAGTTCAAATTTATGGTTGCAGATGCTGGTTATTCTGCCATTGAAATTAAATCGGATAGAACAGGTGCAACAGAAAACATAGGTGGACTACACTTCAAAACTGCTTCAACAAGCGTTGCCTATATTCAATCCCTAGTTGATGGGACGCTTAAATTTAGAAATACATCCAGCCTTACTGAGCGGATGAGAATTGACAGCTCGGGCAGGCTGTTGGTAGGCCGAACCGGTACTATTACTTCTAATAGTGTTCAAGCCTGTCATGTAGTTGAACAAACTACTGATTTTAATTGGGGTTTTGGTGTTCATTGCGCGCAAAGCAATAAAGTAGGAATCACAATTTATTATGCAAATACAACTAATAACCACGATGCCTTCCGTTTCATGGTTGCTAGTTCAACCAAAGCTGTTATCGAAGGAAATGGCAATATCTCAAATGCAAATAATAGCTATGGTCAAGTTTCAGATATAACTTTAAAAGAAAATATTGTTGATGCGAATTCTCAGTGGGATGACATTAAAAACATAAGAGTAAGGAATTTTAATTTTAAGGAGTCAACTGGCAATCATGGAAAAACAATGATTGGTGTTGTCGCACAAGAACTTGAAACTGTAAGTCCAGGACTTGTATACACAAATGATGACGGTTACAAAGAAGTAGGTTATTCTATTTTATATATGAAAGCAATTAAGGCACTACAAGAAGCGATTGCAAAGATTGAAACCCTAGAAACCAAAGTTGCAGCCCTTGAGGCTGGTTGACAGTAAACCGCCCCATGGCAACGTGGTGCGCTCAAGTTACACTGACCCTATTGCTCCTTTTTCATGGCTAACACCTACGTTTGGAAGATTGCAGATCTAAACCGTGATGTGAGCGACAATTTTGCTCATACGGCCCATTACACCGTGACCGCAATCAGCGATCAGGTTGATTCTGA